ATGGGCGAACGACTGACGGACCCCTTTGTCAAGGGCCTGACCTGCCCGCCGGGGAAGAAGGATGTCCTGATCTTTGATGACGACCTGCGCGGCTTTGGCGTCCGCGTCCAGGCGAACGGCCGCAAGTCGTTCCTGCTTCAATACGTCGTCGGCGGGGCGAAGCGTCGCCTTCCACTCGGCGTATGGGGTGCAGAGGTCACCACGGCCGAGGCCAGAAAGCGGGCCGAGGGGGCGCGCGGCGAGTTCCGCAAGGGGCGCGACCCTGTTGCCGAACGCAAGGCCGCGGACACAGCCGCAAGGGCCGAGCGCACGGCCGAACAATTCACCGTCGAGAAGATGATCGACACATGGCGCGACCTGCACCTGACCGAGCGCGCGGAATCGTATCGGCGGCGCGTTCCGAAGGAATTGAAGGCTGCGCTAAAGGCATGGCTGACGAAGCCGGCCCGCGCCTATGCCAAGGCCGATGCAATCGCAGTGCTGGACAGCACGAAGGCCGCCCGCGGGCCTGTTGCGTCGAACCGCCTTCGCGCTACCGCCCGCGCTTGCTGGGAATGGACCGTCGAGCGTGGCGACCTCGACGCGAACCCGTGGGCCTCCACGCCGAAGCCGACGAAGGAAAGCAGCCGTGACCGCGTCCTGTCAGACGATGAGCTAGTTGCCCTATGGCGCGCGGCTGAAGCCGAGGGGCAGCCATGGGCCGGCATCGTGCATCTGTTGATCCTGACCGGCCAGCGCCGCAGCGAGGTCGCCGATCTACCCTGGGCCGAACTCGGCGACCTCAATCAACCGAATCCCGTTTGGACACTCGGCAAGGAGCGCGCGAAGAACGGCGTGACGCACCGTATCCCACTGACCCGCCCCGTGCTTGACACCCTGGGCGCGGTGCCGCGCCAGACCGGCGCCAGGCTGGTATTCGAGAACGCGGTGACGAAGCGCGCGCCCAGCGGCTTCGGCCGCGTGAAGCTGCGCCTCGATGCGGCGATGGGTGAGGGCGTGTCGCCTTGGACGATGCACGACCTACGCCGCACTTGCGCGACGGGCCTTCAGCGGCTCGGTGTTCCCGTCGAGGTCATCGAGTCTGTTTTGAATCACAAGTCAGCAAAGAAGGGCATCGTGGCCGTCTATCAGAGGCACGACTTCGATGCGGAGAAGCGCGTCGCCCTCGACGCATGGGCGGCGCATGTCGTCTCGCTGGTGGGCGCGGCGGCGAAGGTGCCGAAGGCGACAGTCGTTAAGGAGGCCCAGGAAAAGCGCCACCGGGGGCGTCCGAAGGGTCAGGGCCTCGCACTCGACGGGCAGGCATTGCAGGCACTCGCGGCGGCGCCTGGCGCTGGCGGAAAGGCCATTGTCGCCGAGATGGTGAAGGAAGGGCGCGTGCGGACTGACAACGCGAAAGGGGGCGACCCCGCCGGCGCGCTGGCGAAGCGGCTCGACCGCCTGCTTGACAGCATTGCTGCTGAGGGTTCCACGGCGTCGGCGCGGCTAGCGGCGATGAAGCGGCTTATCGAAGCGATGGAGCGCAACCACGCGGCGCGGAACAGCAAAGAAGAAATGTCCGAATAAATGTCGCCGCCGTGACCACCTAAGTCCGATAGATCGCTAGCCGCCCCGAAGGAGGGGGCGGCGATGACCTCACAACTGATGACGCGGCAGGCCGCCGCGAAGCACCTCGGCCTATCCGACAAGAGCCTTGAACGTGCCGCCGCCGATGGCAGCGGGCCGCCCTTCATTCGCATCGGCGCGCGCCGTGTCGCTTATGACCTGGCGGACGTCGAAGCCTGGGCGGCTGGGCGCAAGTTCCGCAGCCTGGCGCACGAGGCGGCCGGCAAGAAGCCCGCGCCCGAGCCCGCAGTCTCAGCCGCCACCCTGAAGCGGTTAGAGGATGCTATCGCGCGCAACATCGCAGCGCGTGAAGCCGCCGAGAAGGCCAGGCGGCACTGAGTGATGCCCGCCCGGATCACACTCGACGATCTAGCGCGCGAACCGCTGTTCGTCGCCTGGGCCGACCGCGATGGGAAAAAGGTTCCGTATATCGGTGCGGGTCGGCCGTATGAGAACAAGCCGGCGACGGCACTCACGCGGGCCGCCGCGGCGAAGATTCCCGGCATGGATGGTGTGGGCATCATTCTCGGGCAGTCGGTCGAGATCGGCGGCGAACGGTTTGTGCTGCTCGGTCTCGACCGTGACACTTTTCGTGATGCCGGAAGCGGGAAGGTCGAGGACTGGGCGATGGAGTCCGCTCACACTTTCCAATCCCGCCGGGAGTGGTCGCCATCCGGGACAGGTGACAAGGAGTTCTTCCTTGTCGCTCAATCGGAGGCAACAACCATTGCAAGCGCGATGGGCGGCAAGCAGTCGCAAAAGTTCGACCAAGGCGGCGGAAAGCACCCGCCCGGCCTACAGCTATTCCGGGGCGGCTACTTCACCCTTACCGGCAAGCACGTTGCGGGCACATCGAAGACGCTGCGCGTCGTGCCGGCAGCCGAAATCACCAGATTCCTGAGGACCACCGGCCCGGCATTCGCCGCCCAGGGTGGTGATGCCGCGCCAGGAACGAAGCCGCACGATGGCACGAACAGCGGGCGAGCATGGCACGCCGCGTTGCATGTCCATCGAAACGGCACGTTCGAAGACGATGCGGACGACCTGCGGGCGGAGTGGCGGCGCCGGCTAGACGATGATCCTGACCTCACGACCTGGGCGGAAGAACAGGGTGAGCGGATATGGCGAACCTACTGCCGCGCCGGCCTCTTGGTCGGGGCAGAACAAACCTTGAAGGCGGGCGGCGGCAAGAAGCGTTTCGAGAAGCGCGCGCGTGATGATGCGGACCTCCTATGCGAGGATTGGACCGAGGCGGATCAGCGCAAGGAAATCGGCGAGGCTTGGAATAAGGCGACGGCAAAGGCCGCGCAGCGGAGCGACGTAACTTCCGGGCCGCTGAAGACTTGGACCCCAGCCGAATGCGAAGCCGCCGATCCGCCGGACTTCGTGGTCCAGAACCTTGTGGCGCGCGGCGACCTGGGCTGCGTCTTCGGCCAGCCTGGTGCCGGCAAGTCGGTCGCAGCGCCGCACCTGGCCTATGCCATCGCCCAAGGGCGGAAGGCGTTCGGCCTGCACACCGAACAAGGGCCGGTCCTCTACGTCACTGGCGAAGATGAAGAAGGCGCGAAGCTGCGCGTGAAGGCGCAGCGCGAAATGCATGGCGACGCGCCGGGTTTCACGCTGGTATCCGTGTCCGACCTAAACGGCGATCAATTCGACGACCTGGCCGCACTGGTCGAGCAACAGCGGCCCGTCGCAGTGTTCATTGACACGCTGAGCGCGTGCTTCCCTGGGCTTGAAGAGAACAAGGCGGAGAGCGTCGGCGCTGTCGTGGCAAGGATGCGGCGCATCGCCGCGCTGCCATCGCACCCGGCCGTGATCTTCATCCATCACACGCCGTGGGCTGAAGCCCGTATGCGCGGCCATAGCAGCCTGTTCGGCACGCTGGAATCAGCGGTGCTGGTCGAGGCTGGCAACGACGGCTCGACTGTCAGCACGACAAAGGTGGTGAAGAACAAGCGCGGCCGGGGCGGTCGGAAATTCGACTTCGAGGTCGAGGTTGTCGAGATGGGCCGGGATAAGTGGGGCGGCCCGATCACTACCGTCCGCGCGATTGAACGTGGCGTGCCTGCGCCGACCACGAAGGCCGGGGATGAGACCGAAGCACTGTCGGTCCTGCGAAAGCTGATCGAAAGCCAGGGCACGCCGGAGATCGAAAAGTCGCTTTGGCGCGCGGAGTGCAAAGCGGAATGGGCCGGGCGCAGCGCCGATGCGTTCCGCGCCGCATGGGCGCGGGTCACGAAGGCGCTCAGCGCGAAGCGGTTGGTCACCATCGACGGCAAGTCCGTGACGACAACAACCGACGACTCAACGGTCGACTTTCACCCGGAGGACGCGGACGATGATGACATTGTGTGAGCCCAGGGGTGCGAGGCGCGTGTCGCCTACTGACCGTGACATCGTGACATGGCGTGACATATCACATGTCACACAGGCCCATCCGAAGCGTGACATCGTGACACCACCCTTTAGGGTGTGTCACGTGTCACGGTGGGCGACGGGGAGAAGGGAACGCTTCATCCCCCCGGCCATTAGTAGCCGCCCCGCCTCACGGCTGTCCGATAGTCCGACATGCCGGCGGGTCCTTCCCAGGGCGGCCGGGTCGCGGGGGGCGCAGAGCCCCGGCTGTCGACTCCCGCAGGAAAGCTAAGACGATGACCACGAAGAATCCCGCTGCCTTCCTGCGGCAGCCTAGGGGCGTTCTCACCCCTGGGCGCACCCCTGGCACCCCCGCCACGCCGAAAGCCGCCCAGCGCGCTCCGGAGGCCAAGGAAAAAACCCCTCAGACTGCGCTCGCCGAACTGCGCGCAGAACAGACCGTCCGCGTGCGACGACTCAATGAGCGCGAGGCCGGTGCGATGGCGCCAGTCGAGGACACGCAGCGCGAGTGGGAATCCATCTGCGCGGAAATTCGGGTCGCCATGCTGGCCGTCCCCGCGCGCATCGCCGCGAAGCACCCCGGCCATGACCGCATCGTCGCCGACCTCGACGCGGAGATTCGGGCTGCGCTGCACGGCCTCGCGGATGACGCCCTATGACGGCCCGCCCTTGGCGTCCCGCGCTCAACGCCGCGCGCGCCGCGGCCCTCGCCTTGCTGCGCCCTCCCGCGCGGCAACGGCTTTCCACCTGGGCGGAGTCTGCCATCCGCCTGCCGGCGGACTTGGCGAGCACGCCAGGCCCGATGAACCTATGGGCGTTCCAACGCGACATGCTCGACGCGATGGTCGATCCGCGCATCGAGCGCGTCACCATCCAGAAAGGCGCGCGGTTAGGCTTCACGTCGCTCCTGGCCGCCGTGGTCGCGCATCATGCGGTGAATGATCCTCAGCCCGTGCTCGCCGTGCTGCCGGTCGAACTCGACGCCAGAAACTTCGTCATCGCCTGCGAGTCCATCTTCACCGCCTCGCCTGCGCTGCGCGGCGCGCTCGCCGTAGATCGCAGCGCGGACAGCCGCGACACGTTGTTGTATCGTCGCTGGCCTGGCGGCTCCCTGCGCGTCGTGCCCGCCAAGTCGCCGCGCAGCCTCCGCAGCCATGCCGCGCGCGTCCTATTGATCGACGAAGCGGACGCCATGGAGACCTCGACCGAGGGCTCGCCGATCAAGCTGGCCGAGGCGCGAACCATGAGCTTCGCGCCGCGCAAGATCGTTGTCGGCAGCACGCCCACCACCACCACGACAAGCCATGTCGTGCCGGCCTACGTGGCGAGTGACCAGCGCATCTATGAGTGCCCGTGCCCGTCTTGCGGCGCCTTCCACGAAATCGCCTGGCGCAACATCCAGTGGCCGGAGGGCAAGCCGCAGGATGCCGCGTGGTGCTGCCCGTCGTGCGGCGTGCTGCACGGCGAAGCGCGCAAGCCTGGCATGGTCGCTGCCGGCCGCTGGCGCATCACCGCGCCGCACGTCGAGGGGCACGCCGGCTTCAAGCTCAACTGCTTGATCGCACCGCACCCCGCCGCAGCCTGGCCGAAACTGGCGGCCGAGTTCCTAGCCGCCAAGCGCAGCGCGGACCTGTTGAAGCCGTTTCTCGCAACGGTCCTGGGCGAACCATGGGACGACGCCGACGCGGAAGGCGCGCTTGATCCTGGCGCGCTCGCGCGCCTGGTGCAGCCGATCGGCCTCGACCGCATCCCGCCCGGTGTCCGCTTCATCACATGCGGCGTGGACGTGCAGCGATCATGGCTCGCCGCCGTCGTGGTCGGGTTCGATGCCGACGACGGCTGGCATGTGCTTCACGCGGCGGACCTGCACGGCGATCCGCTGCGGCCGGAGGTATGGCACGACCTGCACGACTTCATCGCGCAACGCTGGCCGCACCCCCTGGGCGGTGAGATCGGCATTGATCGCGTCGCCGTTGACGCTGGCGACGGCCTGACAAGCGAGATGGCGCTCGGCTTCGCCGCAGCGCACCGCAGCCGCGGCGTGGTCGCCATCAAGGGCGATGACGGGGCGTCGCGACCTGCCATCCAACGCAGCACGAATCGCGCGGCGCGCGGCCTGCACATTGTGGGCGTCGATCCGATCAAGGGTCGCATCTTCGACCGGATCACCGCCGGCAGCGGCCTCGCGCTATCCGACGCGCTGCCGCCGGCCTGGCACGAGGAATTGCTGAGCGAACGGCGCGTCGTCCGGTATCTGCGCGGCAAGCCGGTGCAGCGATGGGAACGGCTGCCAGGCCGGCGCAGCGAAGGCTTGGATGGCCTGACCTACGCCGTCGCCGCGCGCCACCTGGTCAGCACGTCACCTAGCCGCCGGCAGGACGAACTGACCGGCCACGCGCCGCCGCCAGCCCTGCCGAGCGTCATCAAGAGTCGTTGGATATCAGGAGGTTAGAGGCCGGCTATGGTTTCCGCTAGACTCGATTTCTAAAAATCGACTAAGGGTCGGTCCCCTTTGGAGACCGCCTGCCGTGAGCGACACCGTCGATTCCGCCGCCCTGCCGGCACCGCTTCTCATCCGCAATCCCCCTGGCCCGCGCTTCCAGATCAAGGAAGTCGCCGCCGCGACCCGCGTGCCCTACACGCGCGCGAAGCGGTTCATGCAACTCGGCCTCGTGCATCGCGTGACGCCGCCCGGCTCGGCAACCGGCCCGGCGCTCTACGGCGTCACTGACCTTGGCGTCACGGCGGTGCTGTCGGCGCTCGTGGACCTCGACCTTGAAGGCGACATGCTGACCGCCGCATCGCGCGCGCTCTACGCGTGGCACGCGAAGGACAATCCGAAGCCGCCTCACTTGCCGAAGGGAATGCTGCCCATCGGCGCAGCGATGCTCGGCGCGTCGCAGGGTGCATGGTGGGCGTTGCGCGTCACGCTGGTGCGCGGCGACCAGTCGGGCCGCGTCCAGCGCCTCGGCGCGGTCTACGACACGAACGGGCCGCCTCCGCCGCCCGCCGACGACCTGGCGGCCGAGATGATGCCGGTCGGCTCCGTCATGCTCCACCTCCCGCAGTTGCTTCTGCCGCTGCTGCGGTTCGCGGCACCGCCGCGCGGTCACTGACCGATGGCCTGGCCGTTCCGCCTCGACCGCCTGCTCGGTCGCCAGGCCGCGCCGCAGCGCGTCCGCGCGTTCGAGGGTGCGGCGACCGGCAGGCGATGGGGCGACCCCTCGACCTTTGGGCCGATCAACGCTGAGGTGCCCGCCGCGCTGCACACCCTGCGCGCGCGCTCGCGCCACGCCGCGGCGAACAACCCCTGGGCATCGAACGGCATCGCCGCCATCGAGTCCGCGGCAGCCGGCGCGGGCATCGTCCCGGCCTCGACGCATCCTGACGAAGCGACACGCACCGCCATCGGCGCGACCTGGTCCCGCTTCGCCGATGAATGCGACGTCGAAGGCCGGCTCGACTTCTACGGTCTGACCTCCGCCATCGTGCGCGCCATCGCGACAGACGGCGAAGCCCTGGTGCAGATCGTCGAGACCCGTGACGGCATCCGCCTGCGCCACCTGCCTGCCGAATTGCTCGCGCACGACGTGACGCGCGATGGCCTGCCAGGCGGCGGCTACATCATCGCTGGCGTCGAGTTCTCGGCATCCGGCGAGCGCGCCGCCTATCACATCCGCCGAGCTGTGCCCGGCCTGCACGATGGGTTCCTGGCGCCGATCCGCGTCCCCGCCGATTCCATCCTGCACATCTTCCGTCCCGTCGCCGCCGGCCAGGTGCGCGGTATCCCATGGCTGACTCCTGCGCTGCTCCGCCTGCGCGACGAAGACGCGACCGAAGACGCATTGCTCATGGCTGCAAAGGTCGCCGCGCTGCACGCCGGCTTCCTGATCGACCAGAACAGCACCGGGCCGTCGCCGTTTACCGGCGCAGACGGCGACCAGCGCGGCAGCGTGCTTGAGGCATCGCTTGAGCCCGGCACGATGCGCGTTTTGCCTGCCGGCTTCGATGTGAAGTTCTCTTCGCCGCAACAGATGCAACAGGCCGTCGAGTTCCTCGGCCTTCAGCTACGTGCCATCGCCGCCGGCCTCGGCGTGCCCGAATACCTGCTGACCGGCGACCTTCGGAACGCGAACTATTCGAGCCTACGCGCAGCGCTGGTCGAGTTCCGCCGCCGCATCGAGGCATTCCAGCACGGCGTGGTCATCCGGCAGTTCTGCCGGCCTGTCTGGCATCGCTTCATCGCATCGGCCGTGCTGCGCGGAGAGATCACCGCGCCGGGCTTCGATGATGCCCCTGCGCCCTATCACGCCGCCGAGTTCTATCCGCCGGCCTGGCCGTGGGTGGACCCACTGAAGGATGCCGAAGCCGAGGCCGCGCTCATTGCGGCCGGCTTGAAGAGTCGCCGCCAGGCCGTCGCCGAACGCGGCTACAGCGTGGAAGCCCTCGACGCAGAAGTCACTTCCGACCGCGCCCGTGAGCGTCGGCTTGGCCTGGCCTTCGGCCAGCCACCCACTGCCCCGGCGCAAGAGGAGGCCAAGTGACATGGCCCGCACGATCCGCCCCTCGGATGTCATCCACATCGCCCCGGACGACTTTGCGCCCGCGCATCTGCGGCTGAGCCCCGACGTGCTGGCGCGCCGCGCTGCACGCGCTGCCAGGCAAGCCGAGGACCGCGCCAAGCGCAGGCGCGACCGTGAGAATCGCCGCCGTGAAAAGCGAAAGGGACCTTGACGTGCCCGACGATGTCTTCCTTCCTGAGTTTGTCTATCGCTCTGCCGACATTGGCCCGGCGACCTACAGCGAGCGCTCGCGCACCCTGCGCGTCACCTGGTCAACCGGCGCAGCGGTGCCCCGCCGCGATGCCCGCGGGGCTTACCTCGAAGTCCTCTCCCTCGACCCGGCCCATGTGGACCTGACCGGCCTGCGCGATGCCCCCGTGCTCGACGGCCACAATACCGGCAGCACGCGCGCCATCCTGGGCATCGTCCAGGACGCGACCGTCGAGAATGGCGTCGGCCTCGCCACGCTGCGCTTCAGCGGTGCGGAGGACGTCGAGCCCATCGTCGAGCGCGTCCGCGACGGCACGATCCGCGCCGTGTCGGTCGGCTACGCCGTGAGCGAATGGCGCGAGACGACCGACGCCGAGGGCCGCCGCGTGAAGACGGCCATCCGCTGGCGCCCGCGCGAAATCAGCCTCGTAACCATCGGCGCCGATCCTGGCGCCCGTATCAGGAGTCAGGACATGCCCGACGCGAATATCGACCCGCAACCCGACGTGCAGAACCGCGCCGAGGTCAACGCATCCATCCGCAGCCTGGCGACGCGCCACGCCCTCGGCACGGAATGGGCCGATGGCCAGATCGACGCCGGCGCGGACGTTCCCGCCGCGCGCGCTGCCGCCCTGGCGGAGATCGAGCGCCGCGCCGAGACTGCGCCGCGCATCCGTGCCCATGTCGGGCAGTCGAATGACGACCCGGCCGTGATCGCCACGCGGTGCGCCGATGCCCTCGCGCACCGCATGGGCGCGCCTGGCGACCTGCCGGCGGAGGCCGTCCAGTATCGCGGCCTTGGGCTGCAAGACATGCTCCGCACCACGCTGGCGGCCCGTGGCGAGCGCGTCATCGGCCTTTCGGCCGAGGCGCTTCTGACGCGCGCCATGACGACCGGCGACCTGCCGAACCTGCTTCAGTCGTCCGGCCATCGCACGCTGCTGGGCGCCTATCAGGTTGCCCTGTCGCCCGTCTTCCAGATGTTCCGCCAGACGACGGCGACCGACTTCCGCACCATGTCGCGCATCCGCACGGGTGAGATGGACCCGCTCGAAAAGGTCGCCGAGAACGGCGAGGTCACGCGCGGCGGCTTCGGCGAGGTCGCCGAGAGCTTCGCGGTCGAGACCTACGCGCGCATCATCGGTCTGACGCGGCAGGCCATCATCAACGATGACCTCGGCGCCTTCGCGCAGATGGCGGCGATGCAAGGCCGCGCGGCTGCCGAGAAGCAGAACGCTGTGGCCGTGGCGCTGCTTACGCAGGGCAGCGGCCTCGGCCCGACCATGCACGACGGGCAACGCCTGTTCCACTCAACGCATGGGAACGTGGCCGGCACCGGGACCATCATCGACACGGCCAGCCTGGCGGCTGCGGTGCTGGCGATGCGCGTCCAGAAGGGCGTGGATGGGGTCTCGCCGATCAACGTCGTCCCGCGCTTCTTGCTGGTGAGCCCGGCCAAGGAACTTCAGGCCCGCCAGGCTGTCGCGGCATTCTATCCCGCAACGCAGGCGACCGTGAATCCCATGGCCGGCACGCTCACGGTCGCGGTCGATCCCCGCCTGTCGGGCAATCGCTGGTATCTCTTCTGCGATCCCGCGGTGATGGCGGTCCTGGAATACGCCTACCTCGCCAGCGCGCCAGGCCCGCAACTCGAATCCCGCGCCGGCTGGGACGTGCTGGGCATGGAGTTCCGCGTCGTCCTCGACTTCGGCTGCGGCGCCATCGACTGGCGCGGCGCCTACACGAACGCGGGCGCCTGACTGTGGCATCGCCCTCTGATCTTCGCGCCTGGCGCTCTGCCCTCTGGTCCGCCCGGATGAAGGGCGTGCGCGAGGTCGAGGACCAGAACGGCGAGCGCGTCGGCTTCAAGTCGGATGCGGAGATGGCACGCGCCATCGCCGCCGCCGACGCCGAGATCGCGGCCCTCGAAAGGCCGCGCGTCTCGACTGTCCTCTTCCGAACCACGAAAGGAGTCTGACCGTGCGAAACTACATCCAGCGCGGCGAGCACATCACCGTCGCCGCCGCCCCCCGTGCCCTCGAATCCGGTGAAGGCTGCCAGGTGGGCGATGCCCTCTTCGGCGCAGCGTCCGGCCCGGCGGAGTCCGGCGCCGAAGTCGTGCTCGCGACCGAGGGCGTCTTCTCGCTATCCAAGGTGACCGGGACCGCCTTCGACCTCGGCGCGGTCCTCTATTGGGACAACGCGGCCTTCAACCTGACGACGGATGACGAAGACAACCTGGCCGTGGGCATCTGCGTCGAGGCTGCCGGGTCCTCTGCCACGACGGCGAAGGTCAAGCTCGGCGCGCCGCCGGCCATCGTCACGGGCGCCTGAGCAAGCCGCCATGCGGGAAGGGCAGCGCCATGAGTTCTACGGGCGGGTCCGGGGCGACGGGCGCGCCGTCTTCCGCTGCCCTTTCTGCTGGCGGAACCACCACTACGACGCCCAGGGCGCGCGGGTGGGGGACCGCATTCTCCGCGCCAGCGCGTGCCCCCGGCCCATCGGCGCCGGGACGGTCGAGATCACCATCACACACGTCGTGAAGCCGAAGGCGCGAAAGCACGTCCCCTCCTGA